TGGCCGGGACCGCTTCGCTTCCCGTGTCGCCATCGCCGTCGCCTGGCTCTCCGTCGCCCGTCGTCGGATCACCATCTCCAGAATCGCCATCGCCATCTCCTGACATCGTGGCCGTGGTGCTGGTGTTGCTGGTCTCGGTCGGCAGGTCGACGGGGGCAACGGTCGGATCCACGCCCGTCTCGGTGTCGGCGACGACTCCGTCGTCTTGCGGGCAGCCGGTGAGCAGTAGGAGTGCAAGCATGGCTTTCTTGTAGATGTTCATTCGCCCTTCGCCTTCGTTGCTTCGGGTGAGTTTATCCCAATGGCCAGTGCCCACGCACCTTGGGCCGCTGCGAACGCAGCACCAGCATTTTCGCCTGCTGGATCCCCGGCAACGCCAACCGCCAATGCACCTGCGTCGAGCAGGGCCCCAATCGCTGTTTCCAGCGCGGCCCATTTGGTCAGGGCCAGCGCTCCCGGCCCGCCGACGTTGACGCTCTGGCCGACACCGACGTTGATCGTCACGTCTGCGCCAGTGCCCGCGTTGACCGTGATCGCCCCCGTCGTGCCGTTGATCACCACCGTGCCGCCGCCCTTGCCGGTGACCGTGAGATCCCCGTCGTCGTCGAGGTAGATCACGTGGCCGGCCGCGGTCCACAGGGCCTTGTCGCCGGGCTCTGTAGCCGGTCGGCCTGCGACGCTCGACACCAGCGCCGTGAGGTTGTCGCTGTCGCCGCCCGGTGCGAACACCAGCGCGTCTCCGCTCGCCGCTTGGCCGGCCAGACCGTAGGGCTCGAACACGTCGGCATCGTCACCATCGACCGTGCACGTTGGCACCGCGCCCGCGCTCCCGCTCGGGTCGGACACCTCACCGAGTTCGATCATCGTCTCGGCGGTGGCCCGGTCCCCCGCCTTGCGCTTGTCGATCAGCCTCACGAGTCCTTCGAGTTTTCGGTCAGCCATTACTTGCCCTCCGGTGGCTTGAACAGCAGCTCGAGCTTCTGCGGGTCGAAGTCGACCGTGTCGCTCGCGTCGGTGATCTCCGTGACGACGGCGCTGTGCTGGCGCAGCCATTCCTGGTTGGCCCGATACCGACCGCGCGCACCACCGCCGATCCCGCCGCCGTCGACGGTGAAGTCGTCGAGCACCGCATAGGCGTCGGGCGGCACGAACTCGAGCATGGCCTTGTCAGCGCCACCGAGATCGCGCGCGAGCGTCACCGACGTGAGCAACATGGTGTCGGAGAACCCTCGCACTTGATCCTCGAGTGGGTACAACGTGTTCGGCCAGAACAGAGCTTGGCTGTTGTTCGGGCTCCAGCCGTCGAGTTCGATCGTCACGCGGATGGCCTCGGCCCTGCGCTTGCGGACCTCGTACTCGGCTTGCCGGAGCAGCTCGCCCTCGGTCCGTGCGCCCGCCTCCGCGTCGATGATCAGCGGCGAGTACCTGGCCGACGAGTCGTAGGCTGGCGCGCCGAGTTCCGTGAGGCCGCCCCCGCTCCCCCGCTTCTTGCTCTTGCGGCCGACGATGATCTCCGACTGGATCGCCCGGCCATCGAGCTCGTAGTCCCACGAGATCACGCGCGGGTGTGGTCGCGAGATCGAGATCGGCGACGAGCGCACCGCGTTGCGCGTGATCCTGATCGACGCCTTCGCCTTGCGATCGGGTGTGACCGATGCCGCGCCGCTCACCAGGATGCAGCCCTGGCGCTTGGCGACGCGCTGGACGAACTCCCACGCGCCCTCGTTCTTCTTGATCTTGATCTTGTCGATCGGCACGTCGGCGATCTCGTTGCCCGTCTCGCCGACGTCGACGACCAGGTCGAACGGGCGGACCACACGCTCGATGATCTGCCGGGCAGACAGGTTGCGGAACACCCGGCTCGTCACGCTCTCGCCGTCGCCCACCTTGATCGACGACTTGGTCAAGCGCTGGGCCGACGAGAACCCCATGATCGACAGCGTGTCCGAGTTGGCATCGCCGTGGCTGCGGTAGTTCAGGACTTCGCCCACGAGCACAATGCGCCCGGCGATCGCCACGGCCATGGAGTCGCCGATCCGGAGATCGGCCAGCGCGATGTCGTCGGCGATCTCGACCTGCACCTGATCCGCGAGCTCGGTCACCGCGAGGCGCAGCGAGAACGACTCCACACGCTGCAGGTTCTTTCCGCCGACCTGCACGACGAGAGACGGCAAGGTCACGAGGAGAGCCCCGCTTCCATGCTCGGGCCGGTCGTCTTGGTGGTGTTGGCCGCCACCATCTGCGTCGCGGCGACGAGCTCTTGCAGCGCCGCGAATGTGCCTGCGTCGCCGAAGACGCCGGTGGTCTCGGTCCCAGGCGTCGTGAAGGCTGCGTCGCCGAGGCCCAGCGTCGAGCCGTATTGTTTATCGAATGCGGCGAGGTCGAGCTCGGCTTGCTTGGCCTGCATATCCAGATCTTCGGTGACGCCGGACGCGACGTTGAGCAGACCCGACCAGCCGCCAAGGCTCTTTTGCAAAAGGTTCGCGTCGTCGTCGACCCCCCCGACTCGTGACTCGGTCGCAGCTGTGCGCGCCGCGTTCGTCACGCTGATCAGCCGGTTGCGCCGCTCCATGAGCAACTCGGCTTCGGTCTTCTGGACCGGTCCCAGCGTCGAGCTCGAGACCGCGGCGATCTGCGCGTCGATCTCCGCCTTTGCCTTCTTGCCGCGAGCTCCCTCCCGCTGTTCTTCCAATGCAGCGATCTTCGTTGCCTTGTCTGCCTCGAACTTGGTCTTCTCGGCACTGGTCGCCTCGCGCGAGAACGTGATGTTTTTCTGCTTCTCCTCGACCGACTTGATCGTTTCCCCGTACTTGGTCAGCGACGACTCGGCCTGATCGAGCACCATATTGAACGCGACTATGGCCAGGCCCGCGCCTGCGAAGATGGCCGGCATCGCGCCGACCATCGACTGCATCCCACCGCCGATCTTGGACGTCAGGCTCATCGCCGTCCCCTGCTTGGTGACTGCCGTGGTCAGCGTCGTCGTCGCGCCAGCGAGTTTCATGTTGCCGAGCTGCGACGCGGCGCTGAGCGTCTGCCACATCGAGTAGGCGCTGATCAATCCTCCGGCCGCCTTTGAAGCGACGACCGTCCCGATCGCTACTTTGGCAAGTGTGGCCGCGAGATTTGGGTTCTCCTTGATCCAGTCACGAAATCCCGTGATGATCGGCATCGTCGTTTCGGACAGATCGAGCAACGCCGGCACGAGTTCGTTGCCCGCCTGGATCTTCAGCAGCTCCCACTGGGCCTCTAGCACCTTGGCCTTCTGCGCGGCGGTGTCGGACATCTTGGCATAGGCGGTCTCTGCCTTCCCCGCCGAGTTCGTCGCGTCACCCAAGACGCTGTGGAAGCCACCGAGATCTTGAACGAGCCCACCGATCGCCGCCTGAGCTTCCGACGACTCGAACAGCCTACCCAGTGTTTGGGCGCTGTACTTTTCGGAGGCCGCGATCTGCAACACCCACTCCTCGAGCCCGCCGGCCGCCTTGATGCCAGCCGCGCTGAAGTCGATCCCGAGCTTCTTGGCCTCTTCACGTGCCATCTTGCTCGGCTTGGAGATGTTGACCAACGCCTGATTGAGCCCCGTAGATGCGGTGGCCGACGACTTCATCTTCAAGGACAGGAAGCTGATCGCGGCCGCCGTCTCCTCCATTGATAGCCCGGCACGAGCTGCGCTATTGGCCACCTGTGGGAGCGCTCCCGCCATCTCTGACACCGTCGTCTGGCCGCGTTGCACGGCTGCGAACATGATGTCAGACGCCTTTTCGGATGAAACGCCGAAGTTGGCCACGCTCTTGCTGATCGCAAGAACCGCTTCCTCCTGTGTCGCCACGCCGCCGATCGCCAACTTGTTCGCCGCTGCCAGCTGCGCCTGCGCGTCGGCAGCATCGGACGCGCCGGCCGACACGATCGCGTAGAAGGCTTTGACTTGTTCGGTCGGCAGGCCGCCGAACTCCTCCGCCGCGCCCTTCGTGATCTCCTCAATCTGGTCGATCGAGATGCTGTCGGTCAGCGTGCTGACCTCGACGACCGCCTTCTCGTAATCTTTGAACGCGTCGAAGCTTCCGCGAATGCCCTGCTCGACCCTGCTTCCGAACTGCTCGAACTCGGCGCCGGCGACCGCAAGGTTCTCGGCAAATTCCAGCTTGCCGTACGGCCCCATCTTGGCCTTGCCGGGCTTCGTAGGGTCAGCTCCGAGCGATGTCTGAGCCGCGCTACGAGCTGCCCGGCGCCGGCGCGACGTGATCTCCCGCTGCGTCTCGACCTCTCGCAGCTGCGCGTCCGACAGCGTGTTGAGGTTTTTCGCGGCTCGCTGAGCTCCGCGGACCCGCTGCTGCCCTGCGCGTGCGAGCGCGGACACCTGTCGTTGCGCGTTCCTTGCCTCTTGCTGACTCGCGCGCGATCGAGCCCTCTGTGCGTCTTTCAGCGCCTTGTCGAAGCTCGGCACGCCATCGCGGGATCCGCCGCCGCGTGTTCGAGCGCCTCCGCCTCCACCGCGTGGCGATGCCCCCGCAGCGGCGAGCGTGCCGAGGGACCCGCTGCCGATCCCGCCCATCTCCTTCTTGGCGCGGCCGAGCGAATCCGCGAACCCGTCGGCCAGCTTCGTCGCGCCCGAGAGCCACTTATGGACGCCCTTGTCGCGCGCCTTGGCCTGGAGGATGACGTTGATCGTGCCCATCTATCGTCGTCGTCCGAGTAGTGCCGCGAGAACGGCTGCGAGTGCGTGAGCGTTGGCGTTGGCTGTGCGCGTGCGCTGGTGCTCTGCCCCGAGGGCTTGGGTCCGGAGCTCGTCCAGGGTCAGGTCGTCGATGTCTTCGGGTCGCCACCCGCCGTAAACGTGGAAGAGAGTCGAGCAGCGATTGCGGTGTTCTGCTGCTGTCCCGCTTTTTTTTTGAGCGTTTCGAATGCCTCCCACGCGTGGACAGCATCCTCGGGACGGAGCGCGAGCATCTGCCCGAGCGGGCGATCGCAGGCCTTGGCGAGCGCGACCAGGCGCCCCTTCCATTCGGTCTCGCGCTCGGCAGTGCCCGCGTGCAGCCGGATATGACCCGCGCGGAGCGGGCCGATCGTCAACACTCCGACGCCCGGCGTGCGGCAGCGGACACGCGCGACGTTGCCGTCGATCTCGGTCAGCAGCGTCTGCGCGAGCTCGGCCCATGCCTGCACCGGCACGCCCTTGACCAACTGCTTCCCTCCGCCCTCAACGTAGGTCGAGCGGCAAAGGCTCGAAGCGTCCTCACCGTTTGCCTGTCCACACAACGCGATGCCGCCTTCGACATCGCTGGGATCCATGCGCCACTCGATGGTATCGAGGTCGACGCCCGTGACCCGGGCAAACACGGCGTGCAGGAATTGGTCGCGACCGTACTGAGCCACGCAGAGATCAGCGGACGTGAACCCGCGGATCGTGATCTTGGTTGGCCTCTCGTCTTCGGACTCTTGGATCTCGATGCCGTCGGATGCCAGACGCGGCTCGATCGGCACCAGGTCAACCTCGTACGGCTCGGTGGTGTCGGTGGCCGCAGCGGCGATGTCCTTGACCGCGTTGGCGATAGCGAACCAACCGCGACCGCCGTCCTCGAGTTGCTCGAGCGGCAGCAGCAAGTCGCCGTTCTCGTCGACCGGGCACACCGATCGAAATGCGGCGTAGAGCTGGGCGGCATCGGCCACGCGATCAGCTGCCCTTCTTGGTCTGAAGAATCTGCTTGCCGTTGTACGTGACCGCGACATCGCCGGCCCCACCCGAGAACGACGGCGGGTCCGTGTTCGCACCCGAGCGCATGAGCCACTCGTCGCCCGTGTCGGTCTGGATGCGGATGTCGACGTTGACGGCAGCGAACACCGCGACGATGTCCGTGCCAGCCTCGACAGCGCACGTGAGCGACAGCTCGGCCGCCGTCCCCTGACGAGTGAAGCCGACGACCTCTTGCCCAGACAGCACCGGCGTGTTGGTGTAGCCGCCGAAGTTGACGGCGGCAGTTCCGTCCTTGACCAGTACCTTGCGGGTGCCGATCACCACTACTCGAATATCGCTGATGAGTCGGGCTGCCATGGTTTATCCCTGCACGCTGAAGGCGGTCACGATGTCCATCGTGCCGGTGTTGACGTAGTTGGTCCCCGGGATCGGGGGCGACGTGTTGATGGTCAACTCATTCGCGCCCGCGCGCAGGACCTGGAGATTCTCTTCGTAGTAGGTCGCGTTGTCCGTCCACGCGCGCGCCTGGAAGACCTCGCGGTTGAGGCTGATCATCACCTGCCGGATGCCCTCCGGATCGATGACCTGGTCGGCGGTGTTGACGTCGTACTGGACCGCGCCGACGTCGTCGACAAGTGTCTTTCCGATGTACGGAAGGAGCACGGTGAGCTGCAGCTGACGGATCTCGGCGGCGGTCAGCTTGGTCTCGGTGTCCTGAAAGATCTCCGAGGGCTGCCCGAGCCCGTTGAGCTTGTACAGCGTGACCATCCGCTGCACGCGGGGCTTGCCTCCCACGAAGTGGAACGTGGCGATCCCGCTCGAGAGCAGCGTCTGCTGGTCGGCGGGCTGGAGGTACTCGGTCTCGTCGGGCGCAACTAGGCCCGGGATGTCCAGGTTGTAGAGCGTCAGCTTCGGGTTCTCGACGCTGGCCCGTAGACCAGCGACTCGGCCCGCCCACGCCCACGGATTCGCGGGAACGCTTGTGTCGCCGAAGATCGTGATGTGCTTGGTGTCCTCACCGAGGCCGAGCGTCGCCAAGTTGCCGACCGTGTCTCGGTAACCGATGAACGCGTGCCCGTCGATCTGCCGTGACTCCGTCCAGCGATCATCGAGCTCGGTGATCGCAGCTGTGAGGTTGAGCGCGGCGGTGTCGGGCAAGACCCAGTATTTGTAGCGGGTCCCGCTGAGCACGGCGATCGCCGCCGCGAGGTCGGGATCCCCGGCGCCAGCCGACATAGCGGCTGGGGTGACCGTGACCCCGGGGGTGTTCTGCAGCACCTTGAACTGGATCTGGTTGCCGTGCGTCCCGATGCTGCGAGCCGTGAGCGTCTGAACGCCAAGCGCCACACCGCTCGTCACGTGTAGATCGAGGTCGTCAGTGACCGCTGCGTTGGCCGCAGCTGCGGCCGTGGCGG